TGCTGCTTAAAAGCCGCAGAATGCGTTGAGCTTGAAGCTATCGTTAAACACAAGAAGATCATGTCGTCAATTGCCGCCTCCAGTAAGAAATCACGCGAGTGGATCGAAAAGGCTGTCGATGTCGTCTTCCCTCCGGGTACTAAGTACACGGATCCGGGAGACTGCGTTCCAACCTTCTCTGCTTGCGTAGAGTCCAACCGCTCGGCTGGGGGCAACCATGGTCACGTCGCTCTTGACAAGTCAGCTCATATTAACGAGCCCTTCAACCTCGTGGAGGTCTTCTCCCAAGAACAGGAGAGGATCTGCTTCGAAGAATTCATGAGAACCGAGAATGTCTGGGAATACCAGGCAATCCCGGAACCTCTGAAATTCCGAGTGATCACGAAGGGTGTCAGTAGTCTGACCTGTCTCCGGCGTCTTCAATCTTTCCTCTTAAAGAAGTGGGCAGACATGGAATTTTCTTCCATGGTTCCTGACTTCGAGGATCGACTGAGGCATCGGATGGAGAGTGACGAGTTTCGCAACGACGGAGATAATTACATCTCTGGCGATTATAGCAGTGCGACGGATAATATGCATATGGATGCCACGCTAACTGCGATGTCGAGAATTCTAACGAATCTCGGCCTCGCGGAAACGCGAATTGGTATGGCTGCGCTTAAATCCTTCTCGGGTGGGACAATTGTCTATCCCGATGGAGAGAGGGTTCGGCAGACAAGAGGACAGCTCATGGGTCACCCCCTGAGCTTTCCTTTATTATGCATTATTAATCTATCGACATACATGAGGACGCTTGGTATTACTCGGCGCCTTGACGTTCTCCGCTCTCCGCTTGTTATTAATGGCGACGATATCCTCTTTAGGGGGGAGATCGGTCATCATGACAGGTGGCGCTCTTGCAGTGCTAAAGTGGGTCTCGAAGTGAACGAAGTTAAAACTTACGTCCACAAGAAATTCTACTTAATTAATAGCATTCTTGCAAAAGCAGGAGCGGGGAAAGTCGTATACTATAATCGCGCGTTGGCTATTGGCCATGGCGTAAAGAATGAACCTGTCAGGATGGTAACCCAAGCAGATACACTCTGGAAGGCTCTTGAGCATCCTCGACCTCGCGCGCAGGCTCTTGGTCGTCAACATTTAATGGAGACGATCAGGGCCAAGCTACCGCAAGGGAGGGGCGCTTTTGAACCTAATTGGTTTGTCCACAAGAAACTCGGAG